CATCCCAGGCGGCAACCCTGGCGGCAACCCAGGCGGCATCCCAGGCGGCACCCCTGGCGGCATCCCTGGCGGCATCCCAGGCGGCAACCCAGGCGGCATCCCAGGGGGCATCCCTGGCGGCACCCCTGGCGGCATCCCAGGCGGCACGCAGCTCTTCCGCCTGGGTTGCCGTAATGGTCTTCGCTTGCTCTATGAGCCTGGCGACAGACTCGCCGTTGGGTCCCAGAGCCTGCCAAGCTGGGATCTCCCTCACCACCTTGAGAGTGACAAACCCGTGCTTGTGCCCCTCGCTGGCCACGACACGGCCAGTGACCTCGAATAGTATACAAGGCCAGGACCCACCGATTAGGGTTTCGGAGGGGGTGTCACTGGCGTGGTACACCGTGCTGGTGCAGCACCGGCGAGCAACGCCAGCTACCTTGGGGATACGGGGGAGGGATTCTCCCACCGTGTACTGGACGGTACCGGTGTGAAAGTCGGTGCCGTCCGGACGAGTAGCTTTGAAGTACGTCTTCATGCGTGGTCTCCTCCTATGTGGACCAGCCTCTCAGCCTCTCTGAGGGCCTCTCGTGTGTCCTCGATGACCTCCCACCCCTGAATCATCAGTTGGGGCCAGTACAGCCCGAAGTGATGACCACAGAACCACAGGAAGGGGACATGGTTGGGGGTGTTGGACACGCTGACCAGTGCCTGAGCACCGCAGCGGTCACACCTGTCCTGGGCGTTCATCACGCCTCCTGATTGGGGGTGAGGGTGTAGCGGATGGTTGGCCGGGGCTCTGAGTGAGCCCATATCCAGGTGAATGCCTCTTGTCCCTGGATGCGGTACACGTCGTGCTCGTCTACATCGATGTCCCAAGTGCTGAGCTCATCGATGCCGCGTGCCCACGCGTACTGCCTGATGCTCTCTTTGCTGGTCATCAGGCACCCCGCGCCCTGTCCCTGGCAAGCGTGCTGTTCTCCAGGTACAGCACCTCTCGGCTCTTGAGATCGTAGATCGAGATCTCCTTGCGGGCTCTGGCTACCTCCATGGCCAGTTCCAGGCTGTCGAACCTCTCGCTGATGTCGAGGTACGTCCAGCCGTGCTCGTCTACCCATGAGCCCACGAAGTGGTCTGTGCTCATGGTGACCACAGACCAGTTGTGCCGGATGAAGTCAGCTATCCGCTTGGCTGACGGGGGCTCATCCCACGTCTCACCTTGCACCACACCGCCGACCATGTAGCCGTCAATGGGCGAGTAGCCGTAGCGGCTGACACTGCCGCCCTTGTTGTTCTTGTTCTCTTGGAACAAGTAGTTCGCCATCTCGTGCACGTAGCTCATGGTGTCACCACCCATACCTGATAGTGAGACGACCGTTGTGGTACGTCTCGAAGATGATGGCCGGGCCATCCTGGCAGTGGAACTTGATCGCGAGTGAGCTGTGCTCACGTGCGCTGTAGATGATCATGTTGATCACCTCCCGTGTCACAGATGCTCTGTGAGAGCTGCACACGGCTTCGCCGTTGCTCTGTGACTGTCTATGTCTCAAGTCTTGCAACTGCCCTTCACGGGGGCTGTCCGAGCCGACCCAACGGCCTGGGAGCTGAGTATCAACTGGTGCGTCTCACGACGTGACGTGCGCTGGCTCTCGCTTGCTACTTGAGTTGTGGTCTCAACCTACCCTGGGTCGGTCGTGTGTCAACACGGAGTCCACAGATTTTGCCAAGCTGTGACCAACTCGTGATGTTGACACTGTCAACAAGCGAGGACTAAACCGGTGCTGCTGGCTCGGCGACTCCGACAGAGACGGGCCATGAATAGCTTTTGACCTTGGCGCGAGCAGGAAGTCGTGAGCGCATCAATGCGCGTAACAACAGTGGAGCGCAGCATTGTAGTTATGATTAGTAGTCGTAGCGAATGTGCAGCATCAGATGCAGTTGTGCTGTGGTCAGCACCCTGCACATGAGCTATTACTACTCACACACCATGTGACCATGGTGTGACTGTCTTTATCTACTGCGAGTGTGCTTTGGCACAAGAGCAGTTCATTGCTCTTTGTGCCCCAATTACAATCAAAAGCATTGGATTTAGCTCCGGATCTCCTTAATGTCGACCCGGGGATGCTAAATCCGGGCTGAGGTGTGAGGTGTGCTCACCCACACCAAAATATACCTAATAATTGCAATCTAGGATTGCATATAGGGGTGTGGGCAGCAGCCCAACCATGGTAGCCGAGTAGCGTAGCGATACGCGTAGCTACGGTTGGCTACTCCTGTAGCCTCTTGGGAGTGTGACTTTGGTCACACTTTCAGTAAAATCTGTACGGATGGCCTCGAAACTCGGCCTATATATAGTGAGGGAGTGAGGGAGTGAGCTCCCTCCAGGGAGCGAACGACCGAACGACCATAAACACCTAGGTTCTTTAGAACCTTCGCTTTTTGCTTCGGTTCTTTAAGAACCGAACATAAAAGCAGTGTAGCCCTAAGGCTACACCATAAGAGACCCCCCACAAGCTTGGAGTTCTTGATGACGACCTCTGATGGCGTGGCCGCCCAGAAGGCCGTCATACTTGAGAAGCTCGGAATGGGGTGGACCGTAAGACGGACTATGGAGTTCGTCGAGAGGTCTGAAAAGCTTTTTGAGTACTACATGTCGCCTCGGTGCGACGATCAGCAATTCAAGGATGCGGTGGCCCGCATCCGGAGAAAGCTTTCCGGACAGGAAGCCCCCCCTGTCCCGGACTTCCCCGAGTTCTGTGAGAAGTACTTGGGTATGCGGCTCTTCAACCACCAGCTCCAGTGGTTCGATCTGATAGAGGGCCGAAGGCCCCGTAACCTCCACGAGTCCCAGGTATACGAGAAGGGTGAGCAGAAGTTCAGGAGGATGTACATCTGCAACACTCCTCCCGACCATGCGAAGACCACCACCATCTCCACGGCATACGTCATCTGGCGGATAGTCAAGGACCCCAACATCCGGGTCCTCATCATCTCCAAGACCCAGGACGTCGCCAAGGACATCCTCTCCTCCATCAAGATGTGTCTGGATGAGCAGCTCCCAGGGTACGAGGACCTCAAGAACGACTTCGCCCCTCCCTGTGGCTGGCACGGACAGTCCAAGGACTGGAGGACGGACCGCATCAAGCTGGACCCCACCCTCATCACCAGAGGGGGTGTAGACAAGAAGGATGCCACCTGCCAGGCCAAGGGCATAGGTCAGCAGATCTACGGCAAGCGTGCTGAGCTCATCATCATGGACGACTGCGTGGACCTCTCCTCCGTCCACGAGTTCGACAAGAACATCCGCTGGACCCACAAGGAGGTCCAGTCCCGCCTTGTGCTCGGTATCGGAGCCCTCCTCATAGTCGGTACCCGTCTCGCCTCCCAGGACTTCTACTCCGAGATCCGGAGGCCGGACCGCTACCCCAAGGGCGCCTCCCCCTACACCTACCTCTCCCAGCCCGCCGTGCTGGAGATGGCTGACGACCCCCAGGACTGGAAGGTCCTCTGGCCGAAGTCCAACATCCCCAACGCCGACCTCGACGACGTAGAAGCCCAGACCCCCGATGAAGAGGGTCTCTATCCCCACTTCTTCGGGGAGTACTTCGACGAGATCCGTGGTGGCCTCCTGCCCTCTGAGTGGGCGATGGTCTACATGCAGCAGCAGGTCAACGACAACTCCACCTTCTCCCTGGAGATGCTGGAGGGCTGCACCAACGGACTCCGCATCCCTGGAAGGATGGAGCCCGGCAAGCGGGGTCACCGCAAGGAGGGCATGAACGGCCTCTACGTGATCGGTGGTCTCGACCCCGCAACGGCCGGATACACCGCCGCCGTATGCTACGGCGTGGACCGCTCCTCCGGTAAGCGCTACGTCCTGGACGTCTGGAACAAGCACGGGGCCATCCCCGCAGAGACCACAGCCATGATGAAGGCCTGGACGGCCTACTACGGCATCTCTGAGTGGGTAGTCGAGACCGTGGGCTACCAGCAGTCCATCATCCAGGACCCGGACCTCGTGATGTGGATGCGTGCCAGGGGCACCATCATCGGACCCCACATCACCAACCAGAACAAGTGGGATCCCCAGTGGGGTGTGGCCACCCTCTCCAACCTCTTCCGTGGCTACGAGCACGACATGAACATGGTCGAGCTCCCCTCCCGCAAGAACCACCAGCCCATGCAGGCTCTATACGAGCAGCTCATGACCTGGTACCCCACACCCTCCCAGGCAAAGGCTCCCGTCCAGGACACCGTCATGGCTCTCTGGTTCTGCGAGCTAAAGGCCAGGACCGTGATGTCCCGCCTCCAGACCAAGGAGTACCGCCCCTCCAAGTATCGTACCGCCAGGGACGAGGCCCGGAGGGTTACTGTCAACCTGGACTGGGCTCTCCAGCGCCAGGCCAACGGTGGTGCCTCCTCCGACTCGATGTGGTACGAGGAATGATGCCCGTGGCCGTCGTGGGCATCGCCTGTGAGTTCTGCGGTCGGGTCTTCCCCATCCAGGTGGTCGGCCTGTCGGTAGACGAGATAACCTCCCCCGTCCTGCGCACCATCGTTGACATGTTCTGTAAGAAGCACGGCAAGATCCACGCGGCGGTCATGCAGAGAGAGATAGAGGAGGCCCTCCGGAATGAGTAGCACAATAGAGGAGATCGCCGCCTTCGTCCGAGACATCCGGCTGAGGTCCTACCCCCGTGACCAGCGGATGGGCAACCTCAAGGCCGTCCGTGCCGGTGACGTCTCCCAGATCTCTCCCGGACTGTTCCCCGACTACTGGCCCAAGCCCATCATCGCCAACACCATCGATGTGGCGGCCTCCTACACGGCCGAACAGATGGCCGTCATGCCCACGGTGTTCTGCACCTCTGGAATCCAGGTCTCCGATCTCCAGAAGAAGTTCGCCTTCAAGCGGACCAACATCGTCCACTTCTACATGGATCAGTCCCACCTGGACGTGGCCCTCATTGAGGCCTGTGACTGGTTCAACTCCTACGGCTTCCTCCCCATCATCGTGGAGCCCCACTTCGGGGACGCCTACTGCTCCCCTGGTCCCAGGGTCAAGTTCGACACTCCTCTGGGGGCCTACTACGACCTGGACAACTACCGGCGCTGCCGGAAGTACGTGAAGGTCTACGAAGAGGACTCCGCCAAGCTCATAGCCAAGTTCCCCCACCTGGAACGGGCCATCCTCGGGGACATGTACGGTACAGGCTCCACCACACGGTCAGTGACCGTGGAGATGGTCCAGTACATGGACGACGACGAGATTGTCACATATCTCCCTCGTCGAAATAATCTGATCATCAACCGGACCCCCAACAAGTTCGGCCGCTGTCCCGTCTTCATCTGCGAGAGGCCCAAGTTCGATGACCAGACGCGCGGAGCACTGGACGACGTCATTTGGATTCAGCTTGCTCGTGCTAAGTTCGCTCTTCTGGGACTGGAAGCTGCTGAGTTTTCTGTAACCGCCCCCACCATCGTCCCTGACGATGTGCAGGACATCACCTTCGGTGCTGACCAGCTCATCCGGACCCACACCCCCCAGGGTGTCCGTAAGCTGGAGCTGCCTGTCAACCCCGCTGCTTTCCAGGTGGGAGAGCTTCTGGCTCAGGAAGCCACTGTAGGTGCCAGGTTCCCTGAGGGTGCTACTGGCAAGTCTCCAGGCTCCGTTGTCACCGGCCGTGGCATGCAGGAGCTGATGGGGACCATCGACACCAAGGTCAAGACCCTTCAGGTCATCCTAGGCGGACAGCTCCAGAACGCCCTCTCCGCCTGCCTGGAGATGGACGAGAAGTTCTGGCCCAACCTCAAGCGCCAGGTGAGGGTAGACGTCAAGGGCAGCACCTATGAGGCCGATTACACCCCCCGTAAGGACATCAACGGGGTGTACCAGGTCAAGGTCACATACGGCATGGCTGCCGGTATGGACCCCAACCGGGCCATCGTCTTCCTCCTCCAGGCCCGTGGCGACAAGCTCATATCCAGGGCCTTCGCCCTATCCCAGCTCCCGTTCGACCTCAACCCCGACCAGATCGAGGAGGAGATCGACACAGAGGAGCTGAACGATGCCCTCAAGCAGGGCTTCGCCATGCTGCTCTCCAACATAGGAGAGTTCGTGGTCCAGGGACAGGACCCCACCCCCTTCCTGCTCCAGGCCGCACAGATCATCAAGGATCGAGAAAAGGGCAAGCCGCTGGCCGACGCCTTCATCGATGCCTTCAAGTCACCGCCTTCAGGCTCTGGGCCTCCCGGTGCGGGCGCACCTCCCTCTCCAGGCGCCCCCGGTCCGCAGGCCCCTGGAGGCGGCGCACCCCCCGGTGCTGGCCCCCCAGGAATGGGTGGCCCACCGGGGGGATCTCCGGGAATGCCTGGGCAGCAGGGCCAGTCCATGTCCCCTCAGGACATGCTCCAGTTGCTAGCCGGATCGTCCGGCGGAGGCACCCCTAGCATGGGTGCCAGTGTGAAGAGGAAGATTCCTATCACCGGATGAGCCGACGCGCGGGTGGTGTGTAGACCACGACCACGTAACTGGTGAGGTTCGGGGAGTGCTCTGCTTCTTGTGCAACGTAGGGATAGGCGCTCTCCAGGACGACCCACAGAGACTACTGGCTGCGGCGCAGTATCTCCTGAAGCATAAGGATATCCAGTGAAGTCACTCGTGATGGACCCCCTCTCCCTGGACCGCCTCAGGGGCGCTCTGGCGGCAGAGGACATAGTAGTAGATGAGGAAGCCCTTCTGAGGGCCTTCCGACGGCTTGCCAACCCGGCTGGCTGTGAGCGTTGTGGTGCTGTGACCAAGGTCGGCACCTTCGACAACCGTGGTGTGCTTAAGCTCAATTGCTGTGGCAGCCGAAGGAAGAAGTGATCATGGCTGAGGTAAACACCTTCAAGTCCCCGGACTACAGCAACGCTGTGCCGGACATGTCCAACATCAAGAACCAGGGTGGCATCGCGGATGTCCACTACACCGACGAGAACACCTGGTCGGGTGCTGACGAGCGGTCTGCTCGTATGGACCAGCACTCCACGTTCCACATCCAGCAGGAGTACCGTGGCATCCACGTGGACCCCATCGGTGGCAGCAACAACCCCGGTCAGGGCAAGGGCGGACGGGTGTCCGTCTCTGCCAACCAGTCCGGCCCCACGCAGGTGGCACCGGGGAACTACGTCTCCTAAGGGTTGAAATGGGCGAGGACGAGTACGACGAGTTCGAGGTAGAGACCGAGGACGACGGTGAGGGTGAATACACCGGAGTGAATGGCTCGCCCTATGAGGCCCGTAGGAACAACAAGTACCTGGTATTCGCATCCTTTCTGGAGCTCTTCCAGAACTTCGCGGAGTCCTTCTCTGTGTTCTTCGGGGGCCTCAAGACGGCCTCTCTTCAGCGCTATTGCTGGCAGCAGGAGCGCCAGTCCTTCTTCGAGGAGGCCGGACCCCAGATCGAGCGCCTGACAGCGCTTGAGAACGCAGAGGTGAAGGATGCCTCTGCCGAGTAACCCCGGTATGGGTGGTCCGGCCTCTCCTGGTGGTAACGGGGCCTCTGGCCCCGGTGCCCTGTCCCGCCGTACGGACCAGGGTCCTGCCCAGAAGCTGGCCACCCTCCCCGACGCACAGTATGGGGAGAACGCCACCTACCAGCAGGACCAGCAGGGCGCCTCTCTGGCACAGACACCCTCCCCTAGTGGGGGAGGCCAGGACCTCCCTACAAACCCTGCAGCGGACGCTGTGGTGCCCTTCTCGGCCCCTACACAGCGCCCCAACGAGCCCGTCACCCACGGCGCGGCTCTTGGGGCCGGGGCCGGGCCTGAGGCCATGGGCCTCCTGCCTCAGCAGGCAGAGCAGAAGGACATGACTGACCTCGCCACCAAGATGCCTCTCCTGGAGGCCATCGGGAACCTGGACAGCGCCCACGAAGGGACACGCCTGATGGTCAACCTCATAAGGGCTAATACCTGATGGCCGCCCCAATGGACCAGCTCTCCCACCTCATAGGGAACTCCTTGGCCTGGGTCCAGGCCCAGCCCGAGCTCCGTCAGATGGGGCACGGGGTGGGGCTGGCCTTCGACCTGGCTGTCAATGCCCCCATGAACACCGCATACAACGTACCGATGCTAGCAGCCGAGGAGGGAAAGCAGAATGGCTCTTCCTCCGACAACGGCTAGTTCGGACCTCAGCCAGCAGACCGGGGGGCCGGGCTTCCAGGAGCCCACAGTGGCCCCTCCCATCCAGCCCCCCGCGTCTGCACCCCAGGCACCTCCCGCACAAGACACCACGCCTCAAACACCTTCTCAGGACACCGGGGGTGGTGGTGGCTTCTGGAGTGGTGGGCTCTTCGGGGTCATAGACCACACCGCCCACGCCGTCACCAATGTGGTGACGAAGTCCCTCAGCAAGGTGCCAGGCCTCTCGGCCGTGGGCAACGCGCTGAACCGTGTCTACACGGATGTGGTGTCCCACCCCCTTTCCACCTTCCTCACGATGGGCAACGAGGCGGACTACCGCCACGCCGGGATCGGGTTCTTCTTCAAGAGCTCCAACTGGGTCAAGTCCTGGCAGGCGGCCAACAACATCTCTCCGGGGCAGGCTGTCGTCACGGGCCTCAACAACGGGGGCATTGGGTTCGGCCCCATGTTCGGGGCCACCAAGATCGACCCTCTTGACCCCAACGCCATCCACGCACTTGTCCAGCGCAACTCCCTGGCGGCCATATCCTCGGGTGGGATGGACCTAGCCACCCGCACCTTCCTCGACCCCACCTCCCTCGCTGCCAAGGGCCTGACCCGTGGTGCTCAGGAGCTTAAGAACGCCCCTGTCCACGCCACCTCTGACATAGAGGCCAAGGTTACTGGTAGGGCAGGAGCACGGCTCACCGAGCAGATCCTCAAGAACAACGCCACCAGCAACCCCCTGGCCAGGAACCTCCGCCTTCAGGCGGTCAAGAACTCCAGCCAGTCCTACAGCCTTGCTGCTGCCTATACCGCCGCAGGCGGGGACCTGGCAAAGGTCCAGGAGCTACAGCGGCTGGCTGAGGGGGATATTTCCGCCTACGACCGTATAGCTTCTGATACCGAAACCCTCGGTGCCCTTCATGGCACCGGCCCAGGTCCCACACCCCTGACGCTGCACCAGAACCTTCCGGCTGTGAACACTCCTGCCGGGGCTCTCATCGCCATGCGAGCGTCAGCGCAGTTCATGCCCGCAGACATCGAGCTCAAGTCTGCCCTCTCTG